ATCAATGGCAGACTTAAACGTATCAGATCTTTTCAAAAAAGAAAAAAATCCAATCAAAAAGTTTGCCAACAGTTTGGCAGATAAACTTCAAGCAAAAGCCGAAGAGAAATTGACTGGTGCCCTTTCTGATGCTTTGGCCAAGGTTGGTCTCGGTCAAGGTTCTGGTAAAAATATTGTTAGCCAACTCGGCGATGCAATCGTCGCTGATCTAGCAGCAGAGTTTTTCGGCGCTCTCGGTAAAGACATTAACAGAGCAACCAAAGAGGAAATTCAGCAAAATCGTGGTCTAATTGATGCTGATGCAGATGATCCAGGAACGTTAGAAACAGAAGCCCAAGGCGATGCTGGTAACGTTTTGAGATTTCCATCAACGTTAAATGATTACCATATGCGTTTGGAAATCAAAAAATATAAAAGACCAACACCTCAATCTAGGGCAGAAATGGAGGTAAGAGATGTAGTCATTTTACCTTTGCCTAGAACTTTAGAAGATAGACATGAAATATCATATGATTCTAGTTTAGAACTTGGTCTTGTCGGAGCCATTACGTCTCCAGCAAGTTATGAAAGTTTCAAAGGTAAAACCGCATTAGACATAGCTGGGGGCGTTGGAGCCACAGCCGCTGCATACACCGCAAAAGAATTTGCAGGTGGAGGTTTGACAAATCAAATTTTCGCAGTTGCTCAACAAATGGCTGGGGCAATACCAAACCCACATATTTCTGCATTATTTAAATCTCCAACATTACGCCGACACCGTTTTGATTGGTTGTTTGCCCCAAATAATGCAGAAGAAAGCGAAACGCTACGTAAATTGTTATTAAGACTGAAACAAGCGGCATTGCCAGCATTTGTTAGTGACACTGTGAATTTATTAGAAATGCCAGAAATGATCAAAGTCAAATTAATGCCTTGGGCGTCAAGTGATGATGATATAGAAAATAACACTAAAAGTAACTTGTACACCTTCAAACACTGCATGATCGAAAACGTTTCAGTAAATTACGCGCCAGACTCTCCAACCTTTTTTAACAGTGGGACAAACCCAGCCCCATCATTTATTTTATTGAGTGTTTCTTTATTGGAAATTGAGTATTTTACCTCGGATGATTATGGAAGAAAATCTAAAACTACAGCTGTAGAGGTTCTTCAAAACATAGCAAATGATGCTATCGATGTTGCTACAACTTTAATAGAAAGCACAATTAATCCAGTAAATTCAGCAACCAGCGGTGAAGGCGCCAATACGACACCTGTCGCCTCAAGCGATACAAGGGGGCAAAACGGAACAGTTGTAAGCACTACGAAAAAATACACCAATAGAGACGGTTCAAGAGTTTTATATGTAACAAGTGATGGTAGGTATATAAGTGAACCGCCAAATGATTTTGGCGATCATGACGTTAGAAATATAACCACGGCATCGACGTTTCTCTTGACTCTAGGTCTTGAAGAGGACACCAATTATAAAGGTGGGGTCAACTTTATGTACAACAACAATGGCAACAGTGCTAAAGTAACAAACAAACCAGTAACATAAAATGGCAAAATATTTCGACAAATTTCCAACTATCGTTTACAATGGCAGTCCAGTCAAAAACATTTTGGCTCGTGCTCGTTTGTCTGAAGAAACAAAAAACAATCCAGTAAATTTTGTTCCCCACCGTTTGGAGTCTTCTATACTGAGGGCTGACACGGTTGCGGAAAAATACTACAACAATCCATATTATGATTGGCTGTATTATTTTAGTAATGAAATTGTCGACCCATATTATGATGTTGTATTATCAGACGAAATTTTAAATAAAAAGATTATCGAGAAGTATACCTCTTTGAGTTATGCTAGAGATTACATTTTGTTTTACAGAAACAACTGGGTCAGTCAACCTTCAATAAGTGAAAAAGAATATTATCAACTATCAGTAGCAAAAAGAAAATACTACACATCTGAAATAGATTATTTCGGAAACGTCACTGGTTACTCTCGTAAAAAGATTGATTGGACAGTCTCAACAAACAAGTTGGTCACACTTGTAGTTGATACAGTAGATTTTGCTGCAGTTGATGATGTTTACTTACAATATGAAGATGGCAATGCGACTCCAGTGGCAAAAGCGCAGTTGGCGGCATTTAATGCCGAAACTTCTACAATGACTTTTAAAAACCTTGATGGAGAATTTGTAACAACTACAAATAACATTTTGGTAAGTAAATACAAAAACACTCAATACGAATATACAGTAAGCAGTGTTGCTCAAACAGTCTTGAATATCCCAAATGATGAAGTCTCTTACTGGACTCCAGTTAGTGCATATGATTACGAAATTGAAGAAAACCAAAAGAAAAGAGATATCATATTACTCAGAAACAGCCAAAAAGGAAAAGCGGAAGAGCAATTAAGTGAACTCTTGAGGTCATAATGAATATTTTAAATCCTGGTAATATTGATATCAAGCGATTCAAGCTGATACACAAAAATGGCGAAGTGGACTTGGTTGGTTTCGTAACCAGAATTGACATTTACGAAAGTGTGATTGCGCCTTGCATTCATGCTGATATGTTCGTTTATGATGGGGCTGGTTTACTAGAAAGAGTTGATTTGGCTGGTAGTGATGTAGATATAGAATATTGCACTTATGAAGGTGTTGAAAACTCTTTATTCAAATTCAAAATCGACTCCGTGACTGATGTAAAAGTTGGGTCAAGTAGTTCATACAAAACATATACAGTTCGCATGTCCAGCCCAGAGTTGTTTGAGGGTGCAGCGCAAACCATTACTGAAATTTTTAAAGAAAAACAACCAGAAGATATGATCTCAGTCATATTACAAAATGGGTTGAAGACAAAGAAAAAATTTGTATTTGAAAAAACACTTGGCATGGATACTGTAAATGTCACTAAACTAAAACCATTTCAGGCTATTGATAAAATAAGACGCAGGTCTGTATCAAGAAATAACAAGTCTTCATCTTACTGCTTTTTTGAAAATCGTTTCGGGTATACATTTTCCACAATCGAAAACTTAATCGCCGAAGGTAAAAAAGATCCTACTGTAGTCAATGGCGATAGAAATTTTACATTTGAAACTGTAAGCAAAGTTGGTGTCGAAAGCACTGATTGGAGAAACATACTCGCTGCTAAACAAATTTCAAATCAAAACCTTTTGGAGACAATCGCAATTGGTGGCGTGCAAAATGTTGTTTGGGCGTTTAATTTAGAAACAGGAACAACTGAACCCTACAAGTTCGAAAAGACTAAAGACGATGGTCAATTTAACATAGATCAAGAGTCTTTCACTGTTAGAAAAGACATTGCCGCAAAATATCAAGGTGATGATAAAAACGCAACAAATACAATCATTGCTATTAAAAATGAAAAAGATTTAGAAAGAGTCAAGAAAGAAAATTTTATTACCCCATATCTTTCTCGTTTAATGAGTAACATTTTAAACATAGAAATTTGGGGCGACTCAGCACTTACTGCTGGTTCAGTTATCAATATCGAATTCCCAAATGCAGACGGTATGACTGAAAAATCTACAAACAAAATGTTATCAGGTAATTATCTGATTACAAAAATTAGACATATCATTAGACCAACTGGACAAGCCATGTACACTCAAGCATGTGAAGTGCTCAAAACAGGATTTTTGAAGGAGTAAATTATGAGTTTCAGTACTATCGGCGAGGGAACATTTGTTTGGTTCGTTGGCGAAGTTGTTAACAACAGCGACGATCCAGACAAAGCAGGTAGGGTTCAAATCAAGGTCATCAATGAACATTTTGATAAAATATCTGATGACAAACTCCCATGGGCTATCATTATGATGCCACCAACCTCATCTTCATATAGAGGTAAAGGTTGGTCGCCAACAGGAATTGAAGTTGGTTCACACGTGGTTGGATTTTACATGGATGGTAAAGAGAAAAACATTCCTGTTGTTATGGGAACGTTTCATATTCCAAAACCTAATGGCAATCCAGCAAATCACGATGTCAACGCAGCCGCAAGGGGTGAAAATGGTAGCGCGAGCCAGTACCCATTTAATAAAGTTTACGAAACTGTAAGTGGTCATACAATTGAAGTTGATGACACGCCAGGATATGAAAGATTAAACATAACTCACAAGTCTGGTTCATATATTATGATGGATGAAAATGGTGATATCAATATTATCTCAAATGTAAACAACACTGAATACACTGAACAAGACAAATTTATGTTTGTAAATAGTGGTGACTTACAAGTTCAAGTTATAAATGGAAAAGTAAATATTGTCTCTAAAGACAAAGTCAGCATCACTTCATCAACAGCAATAAGCATTCAGGCTCCAATAGTCGGAATCAATCCATAAAATGTCCAAGTTTGTTTTATATCTCCCAGAGCCTCCGCAAATAGAGTGCAAAAATGGAGACATGACAAAAACATTGCAAAACTATTTCAAAACTCTCGGTAGTGTTCCATCACAATTGAGAGTTCAGGCTGCAATGTTGAATGATAATGATTGCACAAAAGAATTAGAAAACTCTATTGCTGAAATCGAAAAAGTGATTAACGAAATCACTGGCATCTTAATGACCGATGTTTTCACAAAAATAAGATGCGGTGTGGATGAAATGGAGTATAAGGTTAGAGAGTTTCTCAAAGACATTGATGTGTATTTGCAAAAACTTCTTCTTGAAATCTTATTCAAAATTGTAGAAATTATCAGTTTCGCAATACCAAACCCACTAAATTTACCAATACCGTTTTTACCAGACTGTAAACTCGGTGATGTGTTCACCAAAGAGGGTAAAGCCAAAATCAAAGCGGCAATGGCTGAATATGCCAAAGAGGCTCAAAAGTTCATCAAAAGTATTGATGAAACTGTAACAGACTTTTTCACAGGTGAGTGGAACATTGTTGCGCCAGACTACAGTGCGGAGGAGTTGTGGCAAAAACTAGTTGACTGGATCAATGAGCAGTTTGATATTTCAATTACCAAAATCGTAACTGCGATGACAGACTTTTTGAAAAAAGTTCCTGTTTTGGGATCTTTGATAAGCAAGTTGGGTTCAATCACTGATCCAACAACAACACTGAGAGAGTTTTTCGATAAACTTTACAAAAAGGCAAAGGAAGAATACCAAGAAATTAGGAAAAAACTTCTCAGTGGCGAATATGCGGATGAAGTTAGGGCAGAACTTGAGAAACAAGCCAGTAAGATAATGAATGCATTCATCGATGCTATTTTGGCAATACCGATTCCCCCACCATTCAGTTCACTCCTCGGTGCAAACACTGTGGGTGAAATGCTTGACATTAACATGGAGGAAGAGATAAAGAAATTCAAAACATTCATGAAAGAGAAAGTGATCGCCAGAATAAAAGATGGCTGGAATCGTTTGATGAACAAATTGAAAAGGCTCTCAGCACTGAGTTTTGTCGAACTCATTATGAAAGCATTTGAAAAAGTTCTCAAAACTCTGAAAGAATTGGCAAGTACAATTCCGATCGTAAAACAGGCACTGAAGATTTTTGATTTTGTCATACAACTTGTTGACATTTTCAGGGGTAAGGTTGATGTTTGCACTGTGATGAATATCATTTTGAAACCAATTTTCAGCCTAGCAGATGTTGTTTACGGTCTGCTTCCTAAAGCATGTTTTGAGTTAAAATTTACCAAGTATGGCTATTTGCCTGGCGATGAACAATTAGAAGAAGTTGTTATTACTGCAACCAGACCCAGTGCCTAAATAAAACCAAATACTTCAAAAAGAGACTCTGATGGCAATTCAAAGAGTAGATGATCAATCAAACCTGCGTAACAAGGAAATCTATAGTGATTTCATGACAAATCTCAACGCACATCCAAACACTGGCATGTTGCTGAAAAGAACAAATGTCGAGGCAGTAAAGCGCAGTATCAGAAACCTATTGTCAACGGATAAAGGTGAGAGATTTTTCGCCCCAGACCTCGGTGGAAACATTAAGAAATATCTCTTTGAACCAGCAGACTCTGTAACAAAAGAAAACTTGAAGGTGTCGATTTCTGAAACGTTGAAGAAATATGAACCACGTGCCATTGTAGATGAAATCAGAATCTCACTCAGTAACGATGAACAAACATATAATATCGACATTATTTTCAGGGTCATAAATAATCCTGATCCAGCATTACTTCAAATCAAATTAGATAGAGTACGATAATGGCAGCGAATTCAAGCGTCTCATTGACCTCTTTAGACTTTGACTCCTACAAAAGGGAGTTGAAGGCGTTTCTAAAACAACAATCAGCATTCAAGGATTACGATTACGAATCATCAAACATTAATGTGCTTCTTGATGTGTTAGCATATAACACGTATCAGAACGCATTCTATATGAACATGATCGGTAACGAAATGTTCCTTGACAGTGCTCAGTTACGTGACAGTGTTGTTAGCCACGCCAAGGAGTTGAACTATCTCCCACGTTCATTTAAGTCATCAGAGGCTACACTGGCTCTGACTATCGTAACTACCGATCAAGACAAAAGAAACATTGTAATTCCAAAAGGAACGGCATTCAGCACTCGAGTTGGCTCAAACACTTACCTGTTCACAACTGCAGAAACATCAACGGTCACAAGTTCAAATACCACATTTACAACAACACTGACTGTTTATGAGGGTGATTATGTCACTGACACCTACCCAGTAAGTTACACAAAGCCAACAAAATATACAATCAGTAACAAAAATGTTGACCTCGCAAGTTTGAAGGTCACAATCCTTGAAGACAATGGTGCAACACTACAAACATATACACGTG